TGGCTTGGTTTACAAAACGAAGGATTGATGAAACATTATGGTTTTGATGGTTCAGATCACTTCAGATATGCGAGGATTTTTTAATGGGTTGGCAAGCAGCAGTAGTAGGAGCATTAGGTGCAGCACAATATAAACAACAAGGTGCTATAGGTAAATACAATCAAAGAGTACAAAATCGTAATGCTCAAGTAGCAGAACAAGAAGCTGAACTTATACAGCAACAAGCTGAATTTGATATAGCACAATTTGATAAAGAATTTAGAAAAGTTGAAGGTCAAACAAAAGTTAATCTTGCAAAATCTGGTGTTGTGCAAGGATCAGGAACTGCATATAGAATTGAACAAGCTAATGCTTTAGAAGCAGAACTACAAAAAAATGTTATAAAATATAATGCTAATGTAAATGCTTCTCGAAGAATGGAAGAAGCTAACTTTGCTAGAATATCTGGTGAAGTTGCTAGACAATCTGCAAGACTAGCACAAATAGGAACTTTAACTCAAACAGGCACAAGTTTATTAACTATGTCACAAGGATCTTTTGGTACTAAAAAAGATTCAGGATTGGTGGTAGCTCCGTAATGCCAAAAATACCTACATTTATATCGAAAGCAAGAATTACAGAACAAGCTGCATCTGTTAAATCAAACATACAAATACCTTTATCTCAAACTATTGGTACTGCTTTAGCTCCTGTTACAAAAGCTGTTGTCGAACATGGTATTAGAGAAAAAAATTTAGAAAATAAATCTGAAACATTAAAATTAGAAAATCAATCAATTATGGAATTAAATGATGTTATTGAACGAGCATCAAGATTAAATAATAAAGATCAAGCCTATAATTTAATTCAAACAGAATCAAAAAGTATAGGAGAAAAATATGCAAATCAAGCATCTAATAATTTTGTTAAAAATTCATTTAATGCTAATTTTTTAGGAGAAGTTCAAAAAGGAATATTTAAAACTAATACTAGAGTATCAAAAAATATATTAGATACTTTAGATAATGAAGTTTCCATAAAACAAAATAGATTATTAACTGCAGCTTATGTCAGTAAAGAACCTATGGCTTTAAGATTAATAACAACAGATTTAGAAAAATTATATGAAGATAGTTACAAAGGAAGAATTGATGTTGATGAATATGATAAATTAATTCAAGGCATACCAGGTGTTATTGAAGGGTTTGAAGTTACTCAAGAAATATCTTCTAATCCTAAACAAGCCTATATTAATTTAATGGATAAAAATCAATATACTAATATTACTTTAAAAAACAGAATACAATTTATTGGAGATGTTAAAGGTGTATTACTTCCAGAAGTAAGAGATGAATATAAAAATTTTATTGCAGCTGCTGCATTAGGAAAGGAAGCTCCTTTTGATAAAAATTTTGCTAAAGAAATATTAGAACCTAAAGAATATGCTAAAGTTATTAAAGAATATAATTCAGTTATTGAAACAGTTTCTAATGTCAAAACTATTAATACTATTTCTAATAAAGATTTATCTCAAACTGTAGATTTATTTATTAAAGATGCTGAAGAAAAAAATATTAATAATGTTGCCAAAGGACAAAGATTAAAAAAAATATACATAGATGCTGTCAAGAATAGAAATGAAGCTATGGCTAAAGATCCTGTTTTATTTTTAACACAAACAGATGATAATTTAAAAATATTAGTTGATGAATTAGCGGCTGAAACAAACCCAAATATGATTGTTAAAAAAAAATTAGCTTTAACTGATGTTATAGTTCAAAAACAAATAGATATGGGACAACCTAATTATCAAGTTAAAGTTATGTCTCAATCTCAAGCTGATAGTTTTGTAGAAAAATATATGAATGGCGACCAAAACATGAGAGTAGTTATGTTACAAAATTTAAACTCAGAGTTTGGCACTTATAATTCACAAGCTATGTTACAGTTAAGTGAAGCAGGTTTACCTGTTACTGCCGAACTTTCTTCTTTTTTTAACAATCCAAAAGTTACAGAAAAATTTTTAAGTTTTGATGACAAAGATGAACAAGACAGATTAAAACAATTTGCAAAAGATAATAATATAAATTTTAATACTTTAAGAAAAGATGTAAGAGATAATTTAAAAGATTTTGAAGGTGCGGCTATGAGAGGTAGTGCATTTAATAATAGTGTAGCATTAGAAAAAATAGACAACATTGTTGAAACTTTAACATTTTATACTTTAAGTGGCATGGTATCAGGTAAAAGTGAAAATGCTGCAAGAAAAGAAGCTGTTAATTTAATTAATGGAAGTTTCAATGTTCAAGAAACTTTTTTTATACCTTTAATTTATGATGGTAAATCTATTGCTTCAAGTGCAGACTTTATCGCTGAAAAAGCAGGTCTTATAAAAGATTTTTATTTACAAGATTTTGATGCTGTAGCTTTTCAATCTATGGATGAGGATGTTACAGAAGTTGAACTTACTGAAGCCATGACAGATCAAATGAAAAATTTTGGTGAATGGAGAAATAAATCAGATGGTTCAGGAATTATTTATGGAATTGTTTTTAATGATGGTTCTTTTGGTCCAGTTGTTAATAAAGATGGAGAAAATTTAGAATTTAATTTTGACGATACAACTTTATCTATTCCAGGCACAGATAAAGATATTGATGTTGAGATAAGAATTAAATCACAAAAACTTGATCCAAGAGGAGCATATCCTGCTATTCCTGAATCAATTAAAAAACAAGAAGAAAATAAACAAGTTAAAATAACTCGTACTAGATAATGGCACAATTAGGTTTTGGATTAAATATAAATGAAACAGCTGCAAAAACAGGTTACGATCAATACTCTGTTAGACTAGGAGAAACATTAGGAGCTGTTGCAGCAGATAACTGGAACTTTAACCCTCTTTCATCTATTGGAACATATTGGGATATGGAGTCTGCCAGAAGTCAAGCTATGGAAGCAGAAGAAAATCGTGTATCGAGAGATGAACTAAATGAAGAATATTCTGATCTTGGTTTATTTTTTAAAAAAGATGAATTTCAATCTGTTGTAGATATTATGGTTCAAGAAAAAAAAGAAGAAAGACAAAGACAAAGTATTATTGAAAGAGGTCCAAAAGGTTTTGCTGTAGGAGCAGCTAAATTTGCAACTGGTTTAGGAGTTTCTCTTTTTGATCCTATAAATATTGCAGCATCATTTATTCCTGTTTTTGGTCAAGCAAGATTTGCTGGTCTTGTTGCACGACAAGGATTTACAAGAGCAAGATTAGCAAGAGGTGTTACAGAAGGTGCTGTGGGTGCTGCTGTTGTAGAGCCTATTGTATATGGTGTAGCACAAAAAGTACAAGCTGATTATGGTCTTGCTGATAGTTTACTTAACATAACTTTTGGAACTATTCTTGGTGGTGGACTTCACGTTGGTGCTGGTAAATTAAAAGACTTGAGAACTGCCAGTAAATTTAAAGAAAGAATGAAAGAAGCAGGTACACCTGATGAACAACTTAATTTATATAAAGAATATTATCCTGAAAACTCAAGAGTGATGAGAGATTTAGAGATGACAAATCCACAAACAAGAAAATTATTATTAGAAAAATCTTTAAATGATTTACTCTTAGAAAAACCAGTTGATGTTTCACCTGTGGTTAGTGCTGATCCTGTTTTAAAAAATTCTACAGATACTGTAGCTACTTCTCAAATACGAAGTAAACCTGTATCAGAAGTAGATCAGATGGAATTAAATACTGTTGAACAAAATGTTTCAAATAAACAATCACCTGATATTGATATTGAAAATAATAATTTAGAAGTAAGATTAAATGCAATAAAAGAAAATCAAAAAACAAGAAATATACTTTTAGATGAAGATGTAGAAACTAGAACAACTAAAGAAGAACTTGATGAAGTTAATACAAGATCAAAAGATTTAGATGAAATAATAAGAGACGCAATAAACTGCGTTAATGGTAGGTAAGTATGTCAAAAAAATGTTTATTAAGAGTAGAAGAATTACTTAGAAAATCATCTATTAAAGCAGCTAAAAAAGATGAAATTATTAATCAAATAAAAATAGCACAAGCTGAAAAAAGAATTACATCTATTGATGAAATTAATGTTGATAAAGTTGCACAAGAAGTATCGGATCAAATTAAATTAGAAAAAAAAATAAATAAAAGAAATGCGTTAGAAAATGAAATCAAAGGCAGAAAGTATGTAGAATATATTTTAGATAATTTTAATGATAGTCCGCAAGAAGGATTAATATCAATATTAGTAGGCACAAATAGAAGAATAACAGGTGCTAGATCAGCTGTATCAGTTCAACAACACGCAAGTGTTAATCAACTCATTGCAGGATTTAATCAAAAATTAAGACAAAATAATGTAACAACTTTATTTGAAAAAATGGATAAAAAAACTCAAAGAAGAGTTGTTAATGCTATGTATGAATTAAATCAAAAAAAAACTTATATAGAAGAATTAACAGGTTTAGAACCTCCAGTAAAAGAAACTAATCCTGATATTTTAAAATTAGCAAAAATTATGGAAGAGTATTCTGAAACAATAAGATTAAAATTAAATGATCGTGGTGCAAATATACAAAAACTTTGGGGTTATATTGTTAGACAATCTCATGATCCATATTCTATTAGAGATGCAGCTAAAAAATTAGGAAAAAATTTAGATGAGATGGAAGCTGATCCAAATTTAAAAGGTTCTGATATTAATTATAATAAAAATTTTACAGCTTGGAAAAATTTTGTATTAGATAAATTAGATAAAGAAAGAACTTTTGCAGGTGTAGATGACATTGATCAATTTATGTTATTTGCTTACAACAGTCTTGTCAAAAATGAAAATTTAAAATCAGATGGTGCAGATTTTAGTTACGGAGCAAGAGCAACAAAAGATGTGGCAAAGTCATCTAAGTTTAAAAGAGTTTTACATTTTAAAACTGCTGATGATTGGTTTGATTATAATGATGTATTTGGTGTAGGTAATTTAAAAGAATCTTTCTTTTCAGGTCTACAAACTGCTGGAAGAAATATAGGTATCATGGACACATTAGGTACAAAACCAGCTGAAAATTTTGAAAAAATTAGAAAAGCTGTAGCTAAAAGAATGGTTATGGATAAAAGAGATCAAAACACAGTATCAAGTAAACAATTTAATAAATTTATATCAGTTGTAGATGGATCAATTTATACTGTAGAAAATTTTGGTGTAGCAAAATATTCTGCTATTGCAAGAGCTTTATCTTCTATGGCAAAATTAGGAGGTGCAACTGTTTCAGCTGCTGCTGATATAGGTTTATATGGTTCTGAAATGAGATACCAAGGAAAATCATTTTTAGGTGGAATGTTTGAAGCATTAAGTAGTTTAGCTAAGATTAAAAATACCAAACAAAAAAAAGACATAGCAGAGATGCTTGGTTTTATAGCTGATAATACAATATATGATATTGCTGGAAGGTATCAAGTTGGAGATAATTTAAGTAAAGGATTTACAAAAGCACAAAGATTTTTTTTCAAAGTTAATTTACTATCATGGTGGACTAATACTCTTAAAGAGGGTGCTATGTTAGGTATGGCTAATTACTTTGCAAAACAAAAAAATTTATCATTTGATTCTTTAAATCCACAGCTAAAAAATTTATTTAAAATTTATAATATTGATTCTACTAAATGGAATGTGATTAGAAAAACAGCGATGGAAAAAGCAGATGATGGAACGGAGTTTATTAATATAGGTTTATTAGACCAAATATCTGATGCTGATGTAAAAAAAATTACAGGTATTGATGATTTAACTACTAGAGAAATAGGTATAGAAAAAGATAAATTTAAAGCATCTGTATCAGGTATGCTTTTAGATAGATCAATCTATGCTGTTATAGAGCCTGATGCTAGAGTTAGAGCTACTATGACCCAAGGACAATTAGCAGGAACAGCTGCTGGAGAAGCATTAAGATTCTTTTTTCAATTTAAAGCATTTCCATTATCTATAGTACAAAAAGTTTTAGGTAGAGAACTAGATTATTTTAAAGGACAAAATAAAGAAGTACAAAGAGGAATTGTAGGTTTAGCAGCAATAACTGTTACATCAGGATTATTAGGATATTTAGCAATGACAATTAAAGATTTATTAAAAGGAAGATCACCAAGAGATCCAACAAAAGTTAAATCTGTAATGGCGGCTTTTTTACAAGGAGGTGGTCTAGGTATTTACGGAGATGTATTATTTCAAGAAACTAGAAGTGGTGGAGATATTTTAGGACAATTAGCTGGTCCAGTTCCTTTAACTGCATTTGATCTTGTTCAAGCAATTAAATATGGTATAAGAGGTGAAGGTGGTAAAGCAGGGAGAACTGCCTATAGAGCTGTTAGTCAAAGTATACCTTTTTTAAATTTGTTTTATTTAAAGACTGCTTTTGATTATCTTATTGGTTATTCAATAATGGAAACTATGTCTCCTGGAACATTAAGAAGAATGGAAAATAGAATGAGAAGAGATTATAACCAAGAATTTTTATTGACTAAACCATCATCAACATTTAAAGGTTTTTAACTATGACAATATCTTCAACAACAGTAAAAAATTCATATTCAGGCAATGGTAGTAATGACACCTTTGTTTATGGTTTCAAGATATTTGCCAATACAGATTTACAAGTTATCATTAGGTCTGCTGCAGGAACAGAGACAACCAAAACTTTAACAACTCATTATACAGTCACAGGTGTA